AAAAAATAAGGCAGGGGGAGTGTCGAACTTTTGCGTCTTCGGTGATACCCTCCACCTCTTATACCTTTATTATAATGCACAGAAGTGCCAATGCAACATACAGTGTGCCACTTTTATAACTGTCACACAGGCTATAGACAACCTGTATTATATCCTTTAATATGATAGTAACCCCACAAAGACAGATGTTTTACGCAACAGAAAACACAACATTAGCAAATCAGGTCTACAGTTTCATGAGCAAATTGTACCCTAACTTAAATAAAGTAGACATTGAGGTTATACCCACCGACCTAACAGAGGATAACGTATTTGGTTGGACATTAGAAAACAACGACCAAAACGAAATTGAAATCCACAATGAGTTAACACAAAAGGATTTTATTACAACCCTTATTCACGAATTGATACACGTAGACCAAAATGTAAGGGGTTTACTTGATGATGAACAGAGAGAGGAGGAGGCATATTCATTAGAGCATACCTTAACCAATCAATTTTTAAATGTTACTAATTGTTAAATCTTTATTAAGTCTACTTGATATCCTCTTTCCAGAGACTATAATAAAAGTAGTTAAACAAATCCCTAATGTTCAACAACAAATTACAACCACTCTACGACGGAAAGGTTCTTGCAAATCAAACAGCAATGGACAATCCAGTAGTCCAATCAGTACTTAAGGAAATGTCCTTGAGAAACTTTGAACCCCAAAGAATCAACAACTACGGGGTATGGTACATCAGCGACAGGCACTAATTATGAATGGAGCAATGAGCAAACAACCAATGTATATTAAGGGCGACATCGCCCTTATTGCAAAATACAACAAGTTCGACCAGTGTGTTGAAATTGGAGACATAAACGAACCTGCGGACGGGTGGGTATCATATGACCCCACACGGGGGGCAAGCAGTGATGAGTTAACAGAAATTTGTAACTCATTATACGATAGATGCCTTTTAGCAGAATTGGGGGTTGACGGATTCAAACCTGTAAGTTATAATAGAGTATAACAACCCCTAAAGCAAATGTCAGTTTTACATCACGAATCACTTTTAGAAACCTGTTTTGAAACAGCGGTTGAGGAGTTCTGCTCCTCAAACGACCTAACCCCTGAGATGTTCGCAGAAATCGAACATCATGAAGGAGTTCAAATAGCACTTGAAAAGAGTGCATTGCAAATCTTTGAAGGTATGCTACAATAAAGCATACCTTATCCCTTACCCCTTAAAAACATGACACTTTCAGCAACAACCTCTTTCAATGATCAGGAGCATGCAGAGGATCTGATCAAAGAATTGATTGAAGACGGGCATGATAAAGACGAAATGCAGGAGTTTATAAAGACTCACGGACATAAGGATTTTGTTCTTTATTATGAAGACTACACCCGCATGGTTGAAGAATACGATCAGGATACAGTCGATTCTTTTATTGAAGTCTTTGACCTCATGGACGTTGAACACCTACAGGACGCATACTATGGGTACTATGAAAGCGGAGCACAATTTGCGGAGAATTTTGTAAGTGACTGTTACGGGTTGCCCTCAGACATGCCTTATTGGATCGCTATTGATTGGGAGGAAACATGGGAGAACTTAAGTTACGATTACACGGAATCTAACGGGTATATCTTCTGTAATAACTGGTAAACATTTAAAAAAGGGGTTGCATGATGTGACCCCTTTTGCTATACTTAATGTATAAGTTATTCACCCCTATGACTAAAACACAAAGACTAATCAACCGCATTGAACAGAAAGAGTCATTTTATGACATTGCCTTTCTTTGCGAAGACTTCCAAACATTCATTGATGAGATCTCAGAGTGGGGAGTTGACCACATCGGAGGAGTTGACTTTGATGACCCCGAAGTGAACAGAGGAATGATGAACGCATACTTCGCTTCATTCGGTTGCACCCCTGACAACCCACACCCTACAAGCAAATATGCTTAAGGATTATTTAATATTTGGGAGGTCACAAACCTCCCTTTTTTATGCTATAATTTAATCATACAGGGAAACGCACTTTGACTTTTCCCAAACGTTTTTTAACTTTGATGAACTACTTACCCTCAATACTTCCCGAATACTCAAGAGACTTTTCTAATGAGTTACCGATTGAATCCTTTTTGCAGTATGGATTCTACAAAATTGCAGAAGCAGGGTTGAAACCTGAAGAAAGATTTATTAAAAACCCTGAAGTTAACCCCATACAGTATAACGTAGTCAAGGGATTAGAAGACAAGTACAACTCATACAGAGAGTTAATATATGCAATCGTCATTGACGGAAAGATAGTTAAAATCGGTGGTACCTATGTTGGAATGAAAGGGAGACACGGTTCTTACAACTGCGGAACACGTAAGGCACGTAATAAGGGTACCTGCTCTGTTACTAACTTCAACATTACAGAAACACAATACACCGCAATCCGTGAGGGTAAAACAGTTGAATGGTATGCCTTTGACGTACCACTTGCAGAAGCAACAATCAACCTACCGTGGGGGGATAGCATCAAATACAATGCAAAGACGTTTTATAAGTATGAGTCTTCACTTTGCGACAAGTACCAACAGTTAACTGGACACTTTCCCCCACTAAGTGATAATGCAGGAGTTGAGTAACAAAATGTTTCAGTCTGTGGATATTCGTACCACAGACTGGATCGATCCGTTATAATAAAAGTAATTACACCCCATTAAATTATGAACGAATTTTATAACATAATCGCATACAACACACTTGGCGAAGTTCAAGAGGTTGAAGCAACTGACGACAGTTGGATAGCAACTGAAACCTGCTTAGACCTTTCTATGCTCTACGGATACGCAGAACAGATAAACATTTGGGGTAAGCATTGCGGAGAGTATGGCGACAGACCCGCAGCACTTGGGCAGAGGGCATACTAACCCTGTTCGTGCGTGAGGACCAGTGCGGGGGCGGGTTGCCCCCCTTATTGAAAATCGCAAGGTACCATATAAGCTATAAACGACCCAAAGCGAGTTCTCTATGAAAAACGCAAAGGATTTACACAGGGGGTACAGAAATTTTTTCGTGTTAAAAAATGCCCACACAGGATTTGCAAAAAATACCTATGTACTATATACTGAAAAAGTGAAAAACATATCCCTTATGAAGAAGTACGAAGATTCAAAAGTACCCATCACAATCGATCCAATTTCAAATCAATATCAAATAGTTGTACCTGAATGGGTAATCAATGAATTTGACTGGTACGAGGACACAGAATTAGTTTGGCACGTAGACACAGCTGGCATCCACATACAAGAGGTATCCCAATGAATCCAACCTATCACATTTACTTTCAAGAAAAAGTTTTATTTAAAAATTTGACACTCGAAGAATTTACATTAATATGGAATAAGTTATATACATCATATTGGAAAGAAGAAATAACATATGCTGAATGTCTTGATGATGTATGTGTCAAGGAAGAACCAATCATGGAGCATTCTTATTAATGGATGAAGAAGAGTTTCGCATTGGTAAGGTAATTTTTAAAAATCGCCATATAAGATTTAATATTACATTTGATACTTACGAAAAGAAAACTGGTAAGAAGCACCAGATACTCATATCGTATAAACCTTTCCTGTTTGCCGAACCAAGTAATAAAAAGAAGCATTGACAAAGTGTATAAATTACAGTATGATATGAATGTAATTACAACACATTATGGCGAAAGGATTCACAGTCAAAGCGAAAAACCCAAAGAAAAAAACTCCTTCAAAACCAGAATGGGACTATGCTTTAGCAAGAGCATTGGTAAAAGGAAAAACAATCGTATTTTGTTTACCAGGTCGAGGAGTCTCATATAATTTTCTTAAATCATTTGTAACTTTAGCATTTGATTTAGTACAAGCAGGAGCAGCAATACAGATATCTCAAGATTATTCATCAATGGTAAACTTTGCAAGATGCAAATGTTTAGGAGCAAATGTTTTAAGAGGACCAAATCAAATACCTTGGGATGGTAAACTCAAGTATGATTATCAACTCTGGATTGACTCAGATATTGTATTCAACACAGAGAAGTTCTATCAGTTAATATTGAATGCAATTCCAGAACAGGCAGTTACAAAGGAAGAAGTATATCAACCAGAATTAGATGAAAAGGGAGTACCTTTGAAGAATGAGGATGGTACAGATAAAACAAAACTTGCAGGATTTAAGTTACACGTTGACCCTGAGAAGGAGAGACCAATTGTTGCGGGATGGTACTGCACCGAAGATGGAAAGACAACATCCGTTGCTCACTGGTTAGATGAAAATGATTTCCGTGGAAATGGTGGAGTGATGAATCACGAAACAATTGAAAGTATCAGTAAGAGAAAGAAACCATTTACAGTTGACTATAGTGGTTTTGGTTGGTTATTGATTAAGAACGGAGTCTTTGAACACGAAGGTATGCCTTATCCTTGGTTTGCTCCAAAGATGCAGGTATTTGAATCAGGAGAGGTTCAAGATATGTGCGGTGAGGACGTTTCTTTCTGTCTTGATGCAAAAGAGGCAGGATTTGAAATCTGGTGCGATCCACGCATTCGAGTTGGTCACGAGAAAACCAGAATCATATAAATGGATATAAAACTCCCACATATGACAAGATACAATATACTCCGTAAAGGCAAGGTAGTTTTCTGGAACGTCAGTGAATCAGAACTCTTTGACCGACTTGAAGACTATGCTGTTGAACAATATGTAACAGGACAGCAAATCCAAAAAGAAATTACTTATGAACCTATAAAGGAAGAAGACTAATGGCAAAACGATCAGGAATGATGGGAAGTACTTATGTAACTGAGTCACGACCCAAAAAAACTCGACAAGGAACAGGGAAGCACTCGAAATACTCCGCTTCCTCTCGTAACTCGGCTCGCAAAAGATACAGAGGGCAGGGTCGTTAATGTATTGTCGGATTCGACTTCAAGACACAAACTATCAAGAGTACCATAATTATCGTATTCTTGGTAGTTCTTCTTTTGAAAAGTGTCTTGAAATCTATCGAGAGTATGTAAACTATAAAAAATTTGATGATGTGGTGCCGATATTCCGTGAAGAGTTTGAATTACCGCATACGGATATCATTGGTTACTATGATGGAAATGAGTTAGCAGCATTTACTCTTGCCTATAAATTTAAGAGTGTGAATAGTGTATGGGCGGATCAGTTTGCTTGGAACTATCGAAATAAGAAACTGAGTTTAGGTCACGTTGCGAACAAGAATGAGATTGCATTATATAAAAAATTAGGGTATGATTACTTTTATCTGGGAGAATCATCAAATTATAAGTCAAAATTACAAGGATACGAGATTTCTAACTTCTTTGAAACATGTCAAAATTAATTGCAAACCTACCAACGAAGAAAGTATGGGTGCGAAAAGAGTATCTAACTGATTTTCAATCGGGTCATGGGGAGTTTGTAGAGGGTTTATGGGTCTGTGCGAAGTCAATACAGGGTCGTGCCTTCTATTTTGAGACATATTTACCCGAATATGGAGCAATGTATGATAAATTACCTATTTCTGCGTTTCTTTCCCGACCAAAAATACCTGATCCTGATATGGATTTGGTCAATTTGCAGTTTTGGAACTGTATGGACTATGATTTTACGGTAATTGTCAAGCAATTTGTCGCTCCAATGGAGTGGGAATGTCGTACAAGGCACTTTGGCAACCAAAAAGGTCAGTATATTTGCACTTTAGACAACTATCACGGTGATAATGACCAAGTAGACACTGCAACAAGTGAGATGCCTGACGAACATAAGTCATTTAATCTCATTGAATTGCGAAATGGGCAGTTTTGTCTCTATCCAAACAACAGATGTCGCATCTTTGACACCTCAATGACACCACAAGACGTTAAAATACCTGATTTTAAGGTATCAACACGTATCTTTGAGGTTGAGAATGATGTTAACTGGGGTCGATTAGGTGATTGTGACGACTATTTCTGGACAACACCCGATGAAAGACGAGAAGAGTAGGTATATTTTACATTGGATACAACAATTATCTAAAATTCGACCAGAATTAGGTAATTTTGCAATATGTCCTTATGCTTCAAGTGCTAAATTTACAATTTTAGACGAAAAATTAAGTTGCATTGTGCCAAATAGCGAATATGATGTTATAATTTACGTTGTAGAGGACGAAATTGATGCTCAATACCTGTATGATGCTGTTGATGACTACAATCATAACTATCCTGACTATAAATTTATTGCAGATCACGGAAAAACGAAGACATACATACAAGGAATACAAACATCAAACGGAAAATACAACTTAGTGTTGTGTCAACCACGAAAAGAACTCACTGAAGCAAGAAAAAAACTTGCAAAAACCAATTATTACGATTATTGGGACGAAAATTACCTAAAAGAAGTACTAGAGGACGACTATGGAATCATCAGAGACTAAAAAAGAGTATACTGAGAAGGAATATTGGGAAGGAAAAGTTCCTGATGAGTTGTTTGAGGAATATTTACAGAAGTATGGATACGAATATACTCCGTGATGGGATATAAATAAATCTAAAAGTATCAATAATGGCGATTACACGCAAATCAAGAGCATTTAAGGATATAAGTCTGTCTTTTTCACCTCATCCAGTGACTGGAGACCTTCCTGTGCTACTAAATGAACGTGCAATTGTCAGATCAGTGAGAAATTTAGTTGAAACAATACCTACTGAGAGGTTTTTTAACTCATTAATAGGTACAGACATACGTGCTTCACTATTTGAAAACTATACAAGGACAACTATTGTTGTAATTGAAGACCAAATACGTGAAACAGTGTATAATTTTGAACCTAGAGTTAGTAATCTAGGTGTTGAGGTGGTAGGGAGACCAGATCAAAATGAATTAGAGGTTAAGGTACTTTTTGATATAGTTGGATTAGAAGTTCCAACTCAATCTTTCAGTTTTATATTAGAACCAACCAGATAATATGCCCTTTACTCAGTACACTAGTTTAGACTTTGAAAATATCAAAGCACAGATTAAGGATTTTCTCCGTTCAAACTCTAATTTTAAGGATTTTGACTTTGAAGGGTCAAACTTTTCTGTTCTAATTGATACTTTAGCATATAATACTTACATAAACTCATTTAATGCGAACTTAGTTGCAAATGAAGCGTTTTTAGACTCTGCAACAATTCGTGAAAACGTAGTTTCACTTGCTCGAAACATTGGATACGTTCCACGTTCAAGAAGATCAGCGATTGCAACAATAAAACTTGATGATGTTGATATGGGACTGACTTCAAACGCTACACCAAAGAAGTTAACACTTAGATCAGGTCTTGTTTGTATAGGAAATGTTGAAAATACAACTTATCGTTTTTCGATACCTGAAAATGTTACATCAACTAAAGTTGTAAGTCGAAGTGTAGGTACAGATACAAACGGAAATCCTATTATTCACTCATTTGCTCAATTTGGCGATAATATATCAATATATGAAGGAACTTTTCTATCTCGTGTATACAGAGTTGATACATCACAGGATCAAAGATTTATAATTGATAGTCCTGGCATAGACGCATCAACATTGAACGTATATGTTGCAGATCCAAACCAAACAACGATAGGAAGAAAGTATGCGAAGGTTGATAATATTTTAAATTTAAATAAAAACTCAGAAATCTATCTTTCACAAGAAGTTCAAGATGAAAAATATGAAATTTTATTTGGAGATGGATTTTTCGGTAAAAAACTTGAAAATGGGTCAATAATTACTGCCACTTATATTGTAACTGATGGAAAAGATGGAAATGGTCCAAGTAATTTTAGTTTCCAAGGAACTTTCTCAAAGGATGATGGTGGATTCTTTACACCAACAGATAGTATATCAGTAACTACTGTTTCAAATGCCTCTGATGGGGCAGAAGTTGAAGATGTGTCGTCTATTAAGTATTTTGCTCCAAGACTTTACTCAGCACAATACAGAGCAGTTACATCAAGAGATTATGAGGCAATAATTAATCAAATTTACCCCCAAACAGAATCTGTTGCAGTCGTTGGAGGAGAAGAGTTAGACCCACCACAATTTGGAAAAGTACAGATAAGTATTAAACCAAAAAATGGTACATTTATATCTGATTTTGATAAATCACAGATTAAAAATAAACTCAAAAGTTATGCGATTGCAGGTATCAACTCTGAGATTATTGACCTCAAAATACTTTACATTGAAATTGACTCAAATGTATATTATGACCCTATAAAGATAGGATCATCAATTGATTTAAGAACAGATGTTTTGGGTGCATTACAATCTTACGCAGATAACGTTGAGATGAATAAATTTGGTGGAAGATTCAAGTATAGTAAAGTAAATCAACTAATTGATCGTATTGATGATGGTATTACCTCAAATATTACTAAAGTAATTATTAGAAGAGACTTAAATGCCTTAATTAATCAATTTGCTCAATATGAATTATGTTTTGGAAATATGTTTCATATTAATCCTGCTGGTTATAACATTAAAAGCACTGGATTTACGATTTCTGGTAGTTCAGAGACAGTATATTTTACTGATATTCCAAGTAAAGATGCTGCAGGTAATCTTGATGGAACTATGAAAGGAACTATTAGTGTTGTTTCTAAAGATCAAAAAAATAATGTTAAAGTTCTTATGAAGGAAGCAGGTTCTGTTGATTATAAAAAGGGTGAGGTAATATTAAACACTATTAATATCACTTCAACCGTCTCTCAAAACAACATAATAGAAATACAAGCATTCCCTGAATCAAATGATGTTATAGGTCTCAAAGATTTATTTGTCAGTTTAGACATTTCTAATAGTAACATAAATATGGTGAAGGACGTAATAGCATCAGGAGAAGATGTATCAGGTGTTGTATTTACTAGAGATTACTATACCTCAAGTTACTCAAATGGAGTTTTAGAGAGGAAATAATTTATGTCACAAATTGACAAAAGAATAAAGGTCAATACCATTATTGAAAATCAATTACCAGAGTTTATCTCTGCTGATTTTCCTAATGCAGTCGAATTTTTCAAACAATATTATATTTCTCAAGAATTTCAAGGTGGTGCAACTGATTTAATCAGTAATTTTGATCAATATTTGAAAGTTGATAATTTAGTTCCAGAAGTTGTTGTAGGTGTTACATCAATCACAAGTGATATAGAACCAGATGACACATCTATTAATGTTCCAAGCACCAAAGGATTTCCATCAGAGTATGGTTTATTAAAGATAGATGATGAAATTATATCTTATACTGGAATAACATCTACTTCATTCACTGGATGTTTACGTGGTTTCAGCGGAGTAACAGGATATAATGTTGGAGTTTCGTCTTCATTGTTGGATGTCAATAATGAAAGTTTGAAATTTGAAGAAACTACAGCAACATCTCATACTAATGGTTCTTCGGTTAAAAATTTATCTGTTTTATTTTTACAAGAATTTTACAAAAAATTAAAAAAAACATTTTTACCTGGTTTTGAAGATTCAACTTTATCAACGGATTTGGATGTAGGTAACTTTGTAAAATTTGCTCGTTCATTTTATCAGTCAAAAGGTATTGAAGAATCAATTAGAGTTTTGTTCAAGGTATTATATGGGGTAGAATCTAAAGTTTTAGATCTTGAAAATAACTTAATAAAACCATCGGATGCTGAGTATATAAGAAGAGAGGTAATAATTGCGGATTTAATTACAGAAGATGCAGAACCTCAAAATCTTGTAGGACAAACAATATATAAAAATAATGATTTAGGCACTAATGCCTCTGTATCAGAGGTTGAAATATTCAGTAGAGATGGTAAAAATTACTATCGTATTGCATTATTTGTAGGATATAGTGATCGTGATTTAATACAAGGTATATTCACTGTAAATCCAAATACAAAAGTTTTATCAGGAGTATCGACAACTGATACTATTATATCTGTTGATTCGACTGTAGGGTTCGGCAACACAGGGGTTTTAGTGAGTGGATCTAATACAATCAACTATGAATCAAAATCCATAAACCAGTTTTTTGGTTGTTCAGGTATAACAACTCCAATTAATACTGCAGATAATATTAGAAATGATGATTTTATATTTGGATATGAAAATGGTGACGTAACTAAAAAAGTTGATTTAAGAATTACTGGAGTTCTATCCAAACTAGTGACTGATGATAACGTATCTTTAGTTAGAGAGGGGGAAAATATATTTGTAAAGAATGTTGGTGAAAAAATACTAAATGATTCTGCAAATGATAAGCAAATATTTGCAAATAGTTGGATTTATAATACAAGTTCAAGATTCCAAGTTGGTATTGGTACGACAAGTGAAATTGGTGGAACAATTGAATTAGATACTAAGGTTGATAAATCATCTATTAAAAAGGGTGATTTATTTGAAGTTTTACGAAGAAATGAACAAGTTGTAGATGGTTCTTTCACAGTGTCTGATGTAGACTCTAATTTAAATCAAATATTCGTAACAAATTTAGGATTTACTCCAGTTTCAGGTGAACAATATGATATTCGTAGAGTAATTAATAAAGCATCCAGTTTAAATACAGAAATAAAAGAGGGAAATAACAATATCATATCAAGTGTTTTAAATGTTTATGTTGATGGAAATACTGATGGATATGTTGCATCAAATTCATTACCTGACTATACAATTACAAATGAGGTAATTAAAGAAACAATTACTGGTATTGCACAAACAAGTGTTAATTTCGCACTTGATGCTCAAGATCCTATAAACGGTTTATACAATCATTTAAAATTTAATTTTGATTCAAGTAGAGATCTCAAATTTATACAGGGTGATGCTGTAGTATACAATTCAATTAAAGATCCTAATTCTGCAAATAGTGATCCAAGTGACGTTATTCCAGGTCTAAGTGATGGTCAATTATATTATGTTGATCCAATAATAGAAGGACCTAGTGTAGATATCACTAAAATGGCATTATACTTGTCTAGAGCACAGATTGGTACAGCAAGCACTGTACAAGTTGGATTAGGAGCATCTACTAAGGATCAACACGTATTCACTCTACAGAAACAACATAATAAGAAAATAAGTGCTAATAAAATTTTAAGAAAATTTCCTCTAACTCAAAATTTATTTAATGTATCAAATAATGATGAGAACATTGGTGATATTGGAATTTTAAAGGATGGAGTAGAATTAAGATCCCCAGTATCAGAGGATTTTATAAATTACGGTGGATTGACTGGTGTAGAATTAATAAATGGTGGATCGGATTATGACATTATCAACCCTCCAAAAATAATTATAGAAAGTAGTTCGGGTGAACAAGCACTAGCAGAACCTATTTTATCTGGTTCAGTTGAAAAGGTTCTCATAGATCAACAGGATTTTGATATTGAATCAGTCAAGAATATTTCGTTAACTGGTGGAAATGGAACAGGATGTGTCTTAGAAGCAGTAACAGGGGATAGATATAGAGAATTATCATTTGACAGTAGAGATATATTTTTTGGTGGTGGAATTGACATTAATGATGAAACTATTACTTTTCAACAAGTTCATAATTTAGAAAATGGAGAGTTAGTATACTATTTAAATAATGGAAATCCATCAATTGGAATAGGTGCTGCTTATGATGGAACAAATACAATTACTGGAACATTAGCAACTGGAGACCCATATTATGTAAGAATTGTGAATCCTACAACAGTTAGAATTTACAATACCAAAAATGATGCTTTATCTGGTATCAACACCGTTGGATTATCAACTGATACAGCAGCAAGTGGTATTCATCTCTTTAGAACGATAACAAAAAATACTATTACTGATATAAAGGTAATTGAACCAGGAGAGGGATATCAACATCGTAAATTAATTGTTAAACCATCTGGAATATCAACTTCTTTTGATACTATAAATTTTGTAAATCATGGATTCAATAACGGTGAATTGATTAATTATTCACCTATGGTTGGTATTGGTTCAACAATGCCAAAAGCAATTCAGGGATTGTCAACAACAACATCTTATTATGTAATGAAAGTTGATGATAATTCATTCAAACTAGCAGATGCTGGTATAGGTGGCACATCAATTGTAGACTTTGAAAGAGGTAAAGTTGTTGGTTTAAATTCTACTGGAACAGGATATCAGACTTTTAAATACCCTGATATTAAAGTCAATATAGAAGTAGGTTATGGTGGCACGATAACTGGTGATTTTACTATAACACCTTTTGTAAAAGGTTCATTTACTGGTGCTTATCTATATGAAAGTGGTTCTAACTATGGTTCACCTATATTAAATAATTTATCAAAACCAGCTGCAAAAGTTGAGAGTGGAAGATATGCAGAACTCAAACCTATAATTGCAAATGGCAAAATAGTAGAAGTTATAGTAGTTGATCAAGGAGAAAATTATTTTTCAAACCCTGAAATAGAAATTATTTCTACTGAACAGGGTGCAGGTGCTGTTGTAAGACCTATAATTAATGATGGTAAGTTAATTGATACTGTTGTAATTAATTCTGGTATAGGGTACAATCAAGCAACCACACAGGCAACTGTTAGTAATACTGGTATAAATGGTGCTTTTGATACGATTATAAGAAAATTACAAATAAATGAACAAAGTAGATCTGGTGACACCATACTTGTTCCAAGAGATGATTTCTTAAGTTATGGAGTAATTGGATGTGATCAACAACTACTTAATAATTTGGAAAAAGAAACTTTTGATATAAAAAGTAATGGTGATTTTGATAAACCTACAAATCATTCATCAATAATTGGTTGGGCATATGATGGAAATCCAATATATGGTCCATTTGGATATAGTGATCCAAATAGCATTAATTCTCCTTTAAAATTAATAAGTTCATCATATAAGAAAAATATTAGTAATGTTGTAAATAGACCATCTGGTTTTAAGGAAGGATATTTCATTAATGATTTTGTCTATGACGGTTCTGGAGATTTAGATATCCACAATGGAAGATTTTGTAAAACACCAGAGTTTCCAAACGGTGTGTACGCTTACTTTGCAACTGCAGAGGTAGACATTAATGGTAAATTAGTTGGAGCATATCCTTATGTTGTAGGAAAAACTTTTAGATTACCATTAATACAAGATAATCTTAAATTAACTCATGACTTCGACTTCAATAATTCAAATTTATCTAGAAATACTTATCCATATAATGTAGGTGAAAAGTTTGCTAATTATGATTTTATAATCGAATCTAATGAAACCATAAGACAAACAACGGAGGTAACATCGGTATCTAAGGGTGGAGTAGAAAATATTGTCATATTAAATCCAGGAACTGGATATAAAGTTGGAGATCTTACATCTTTTGATAATACAGGCACAAATGGAACAGGTTTAAGTGCAGAGGTAAGCGATATAGTTGGTCTTGGAGTATCTTCTATTAATACAAATCTCACCACATTTGAAGATGTTGTATTTACTTGGGTTAGTAATAATGAAGTAAAAGGAAAATTTTTACCATTTGTCGATTTAAATAATGAAGATAATGTTCTAGTTTCTGGTTTAAACACCTCAATTTTGGGATTGACAAATTCCCATAAAATTGGTATCAGTACATCTCGTGTATTTTTGACAGCACCAACAAAATCTATAACTACGGGCAATCTTGCTATAGAAGATATTTTTGTTAATAAAATACCAAACGACGTTTCAATTGGTGGAACAATAAGATTAGGTTCTGGAAATACCACTGATGACGAAACTGCAAAAATAATCAATATATTTCCCTCACAAAAAATTATTCGTGTCTTTAGAAATGCTGGAATAGCACATTCATTTGGTTCAAATGTTGATATTTTAAACACAGTTATATCAATACCCGTAAAAACAACTAAATTTAATTCTCAATTGAATGACGTTGTTTTCTTTAATGCTCCTCAACAAATAGGATTAGGAACTGATGGTGTAGGTATATCAACAAATTATTTCTTTGGGGAAACAATAAAATCAATATCAATTCCTAACAGACAAATTTATATTCCCGATCATCCTTTTGTAACAGGACAAAAAGTCACACTTACTGTTCCTGATGTCTCTAACAAACAAATTAATGTTGCAAATACTGATGATCCAAACGATATTAATGGTAATTTTTCAATACCATTTACAGGAAATACACAAGATTTATTTGTAATTAAAAAAAGTAATAATTATATTGGTTTGTCAACTGTTGGTGTTGGTGGTACTAGTGAGGGACTTTATTTTAAATCAAACGCAAGTAATGTTAGTGGAATCAATACTCATCTTTATAGTTTAACAACACAATTTGAACAAGTAACTGGCGATATTGATAAAGTTATAAGCACTTTAACAACAAACGTTGCTGCTGCGAATACAACGACTCACAAATTGCAGAATGGAGATATAGTTTCAATTAATGTTATTCCAAACTTATCTGTTGGAATAGGAACTACTACACCTGTACAGGTTGACTATAACTCAGAGTTTGAAAAATTAATTATAAATCCAAGAAAATTTGTAAGTGCAGATGTAGAAACAAATAGAATTGACATTGCAAATCATGGATTTGAGACAGGCGATAAAGTTTTTTATACTGGAGATGGTTCAGGAATACCAAATGGTTCCTATTTTGTTCATAAAGTAAACAGTAGATATTTTCAATTATCTGAAACTTATAATGACTTATTTGCAAATCCAATTAACTTAATCAATATTACTGCAAATACAGGTGGAAATAATCAGGTCATATCACCAATAAATCCTCAAATTAAGGTATATAAAAATTCAAAACTTACATTTGGTTTATCCACATCAAATCTTGCCGATTTTGATTTCAAGATTTTTTATCAAAATGGTAAAAATGAGTATTTAAGTTCTCTTGATTCAACTATATTTAATGTTCAAACTCAAGGCACTATTGGTTTAGAAGGTGCAACTTTAACTTTACAACCTACAACATCTTCTCCACCAATATTATATTATGGATTATCAAAAGGTGGATTTATAAGTACAGCAGATACTGATGTACAAAATTATTCTCAAATTATTTTTGTTGATAGTTTATATAATGGAGATTACAAAATTTCCAACGTTACTGATGAAACATTTGATTTTTCACCAGAAGTACCTGAATTTTTAAATTATGATGAGACAAACTGTGATGTAATTGAATATTCAACAAAATCAAAAAATGTTACTGGTAGCATAAAAAATCTTAAGATTTTATCTAACGGATTTAATTATAAAAAAGTACCAATTTTCAAAGAAGTAATCTCTGATAAAGGAATAAATGCAAACTTAGTAGCTGATTCAAAAAATATAGGTAAAATAGAAAATATTAGAATATTAGATATTGGTTACGAATATTCCTCTGATAAGACCCTAGAACCAGAAGTTTTCATTCCTTCAATTCTTAATATTGATAATTTAGATCAATTGAGTGATGTAGAAATAATAAATGGTGGCTCAGATTATACAACTCCACCAAATTTAGTAATCTACAATCCAACTTCAAATACGATAGTAGATACTGTTTCTTTAGATCCACAAGTACCTAGTCAAACTATATCCAATATTGATATTATCGCACCAGTAAATGGATTGGATTCTGTAGAACATAAGATTTTTGCAGTTAATAATTCTAATGGCATAGGAATAAATTCAATGCAAAGTAGTTCTGGTGGATTAGTTACTTGTTTCCTTAATACACCATTTAATGGATTTCTTGATCCACAACCATTTAAAGTTGGTGATGAGATTTATGTAGAGGGAATTCAAAGAGTTGGAGAAGCTGGTTCTCTCACAGAACAAGATGGAAATTCAGGAGGAGAAGTTACGGGAGATGGTTTTAACTCTGCTGATCATAATTTCCAGTTCTTTAAAGTTGAATCATATACACCAGGAACTACCACTATTTTAAAATATAGTGTAGCAGGTGTTACTACAAATCCTGGCGTTGCTAAAACATTTCAATCTGGTTATGCATCAATTATCAATAGAAAAATTTATCCAGAATTGCTTCCAATTACTACTAGAGGAACATTCCAACAAAATGAAGCTGTTACTTTAAATGGTGAAAAATCAGATCTAAAAGTAGTAGAAATTAGAGATGACTATATCAAATTAGATGGATTAACTAGTGTCAAAAAGGGTGATAGAATAATAGGGAATGTAACTGGTGTATCAGCAGAGATTATTGGATTGAAGAATAATTTAGGTAAATTTAAAATTGATTTTTCAAGTCGTCAAAATATTGGATGGAATGATGATATCGGTAAATTAAATGACGATACTCAAGTTACACCCAATAATGATTATTATCAAAACTTATCATATTCTGTAAAGAGTCCCATTACTTGGGAAAAATTCTCAAATAGTTTGAATAGTATTATACATCCTGCAGGTTTAAAAAACTTTGCAGATACATTCATAGAAACTAAAACTAATGTGGGAATTGGTACTACCATACCTGCGATTGATGTTACAATTCTCGATATAGTTAGTGATGATAATAGAGTTGATGCTATTAATAATTTTGATAATGTATTAGATTTTAATAGATTAGGAAATAAAACAAAATCTCTAATATTATCAGCGAAGAAATTAACTAACTTTAATAAATGTATTTCAAATAGAGTTCTTATTCACGATGACATAAGTAATGAGTTTTCTAGTGTAGGTTTTGCTGCAAATTCATCTATTCTTGATCAAATTAACGGAAAGTTTGTTCATTATTTAATACAAGTAGTTGATCCTGACACCTTTGACGCACAATTGAGTGAATTAGTTGTTCTTACGACTGAAAATGATGTACTTTTATTAGAAAAGTCAACAGATAGTAGTGGAATAGGTTTAGATAATATTGATGGAAATTCAAAATTAGGAAGTTTTGAAACAGAAATAAAACTTGATGGAACAAAAAATTTATTGTTTAATCCAGTTGAGCAATTTACAAAAGATCATGATATTAAAATTGTTAAAACTTTCTACGATAATGATTCTTTAGGTGTTACAACTACTGTTATTGGAAGTATCGACTTAATAAGTGCAAATGTAGGAATAGAATCTGCTACTACAGGATTCAATACTACAACAATCGCTGAATTCAACAAGGACGAATTTAATGGATTGTACGCTACTATTTTTGTACAAGATTCTGTAACCAAAGAAATTAATTATAATGAAATTACTGTTGATTTTGATGGTGTAGATACAACTACCTCACAAGTTTATATTGATGCTGGTGGTGCTATTACCACAAACTCTGTTGGTGTTGTAACAACTAGAATGGAAAATGATATTATTAAGTTGCAAATTGAAAATGATAGAGTTTCTACACTCGACGCAAAAGCAAACATAGTCGGTTTAGGAACAACAACTGCTGGAATCGGTACACATAGATTTTTAACAACAGGACAACCTATAGGTGCTGAAAGAAGTGCTAGATTTGAATCTACTGTTAATGTTGGTGTAGGTGGTTCTATTTCTTTTGCAACCATCGATAAAAATTTAGATAGCACTGTTAAATCATTAGTCAGGGTATCCACTGGACAAACCTCAGCTATTCATCAAGTTGTTGCTGTTAGAGATTCTGCAGATGTTCTAGTTGTTCAATATCCATATGTATCATTAGGTTCAACTTCTGGAGTTGGTACTTTTATATCAGATACAAATGGTGATAATATATCATTACTTTTTGTTCCTGATGCTGAATTTACTGACGAAGTTCAAGTTCAAGCGTATAATCAAATTTTATATACAGCGACTGATTTTGATAATTTACCAACTCCTCTAAGATATGGTGCTGTAGAGCAAGATGTTTTACTATCAACCTTTGATGGACTTGAGGGTCGAAGAGCAAATAAAACTAAGTTTGACTTAACTTTTGAAGGAACACCGATCTATAGTAAAACATTCAATCCTGATGGTGTAGGTCTTGAAAAGTCTACAGGTACATTTACAATTCCTAATCATTTCTTCAATACTAATGAAGAAATTACATATGAACCAACATCAACATTTATTGGAATTGCTGCAACAGCATTATCAATTGGTTCAACAATTAATAATTCTGGTGTTAGCACTGATATTTTACCTACAACTGTATTTGCCAAAACGATAGATGAAAATACATTCCAATTATTCCCGACAAGAGAAGATATTACTTCTGGTATTGCAATAACATTTACTGGTATCGGTGCTGGTAATGCTCATAAGTTGAATATGTCAAACAAATTGTCTAAGACTATTATTGGATTAGATGGTGTAGTACAACAACCAATAACATTTACAGATTTAAATTACACTTTAGATGTAAATATCGGTGTTGCAACAACACAATTCTCTTTAAGTGGAATTAGTTCAATATCAACATTTGATGTATTAAAAGTAAATAATGAATATATGAAAATTATTGAGGTTGGTTTCTCAAGTACATCAGATGGAAGTGGAAAGATAGATGATCAATTAAATATATCACTAGGAATTTCAAACATACCAACAGTTAGAGTTGAGAGAGGTGTTTTAGGAATTGCTGCTACTTCACACAGTAATGGTGATACTATTAGAGTTCATAGAGGTTCATTCAATATTGTTGACAGTTCAATTCATTTTATTGAACCACCCAAAGGTAATACTCGTACAAGAAGAACAGAGACTGAAATACCTTTCGTAAAGGCAAACTTCAGTGGTAGAACTTTCTTGAGACAAGATTATACCACAAATATGTTATTTGATGATATCTCAGATACTTTTACTGGTCTTACCACTGCATATGACTTAAAAGTTGGTGGAGCACATACATCTGCAGGTCTTGGAATAGGTAATGGAGTTGTATTCATTAATGGAGTATTCCAAACACCAGATACAACAAATAATACAGGCAATCCAAATAATTATAATGTTGGTATTGATACAATTGCTGGAATTTCAACTATTAGATTTACAGGTATAACTTCAGAGAATGGTCAGTTTATAGTCTCAGATTCAGATATAAATCAAAACCAAATACCTAGAGGTGGTCTTATTGTTTCTCTTGGTTCTACAGAGGGTTTAGGATATGCTCCATTGCACGGTGCTAAAGTAAGGGCAGAGAAAAATAGTGATGGGGAATTAACAGGTATTGTAGGTATTGGGACATCATCAGGATTTAATATAGGTATTCAAACTGCTGAATATGATAATAATACTGGAATAATAACTGTAACTACAAATGATGTTCATGGATTTGGATTAGATAGACCTACTTCGGTTAAATTAAAGGGATTAGAATTTAAATGTCCTAAGACTGTAGTTGGACAACCTACAAATGCTACTTACGACGGTGTAACTGGTATCTCTACAATAACAATTGCAAATCATGGGTTAGTAAATGGTGATGCTGTAGTTCTTGAAACAGATTCAATCGGGTTCACATGTACATTAGACGGTAATGTATCAACCAAATACTATCCAAGAGCAACTGACCCTGCTGCAAATCAATATTTAACAGTAAGTAACGTCACTACAAATACATTTAGAGTAAATGTTGGTGCATCTAATCCAGGTGATGTTTACCCTCATACCTTTGTTTCAGCAACTGCTACAGCAGTTCAAACAATTGGTGGTGGTGGATATGTTGGAGTTACAACAACTATTTTCCAAGACCACGAAAGACCATTATTTGTTGTTGGTATTGTATCTGAGAGAAGTTTTGAGGTGATAGCAGGTGCCAGCACCATACCACATACTTATCAAGGCGGTGGTCATGTATATGAATTCTATGAAGATTTAACATTTGGTTCTGGTTATCGTGGTGGTAGTGTTGCGATTGGAGTCACTGACATTGCATATGAACATAAATTCGTAAGTGCTGGTATTGGGTCAATTAAAAAAGGAACTTTTGCTGGAGATGCATTTACTGCAACTGATGCACTTTATGAATCACATTCAGGACAACTAATTCTTACAATACCAAATCATACTTTAACAACAAGTGATACAGTTGGTATTGATACTGGTGGTTTAGTATTCAAGTGTTCAAAAGACAATTTCTTCTCAGATCATCCATATCCTCGTGCAGTATCTAAAACAAGTTTCCCCAACTCTGATCCTATCGCTGGTATACAAACTGCAATAACAGAGACCACAACAAATACAATCACCATTAATGTTGGTTCTGGTGGTGGAGGTGGAACTGGTGCCACTGTAGAGGCGATAGTGGGTGTAGGAGGCACACTTTCATTTACAATAACTAATCCTGGTACTGGATATGTTAATCCACAAATCAATATACCTGAACCAGTCTATGAGAATCTTGAAGTTGAGGGTATATCAAGACTAGGAGTTGGTTCAACTACAGATACTGGATTAAATCTATTATTAAATGTTGGAGTTAGTGCTGCATCAACGAGTGTTGGAATTGGATCAACATTATTCACAATAAAAGATTTTGAAATTGCAAGAGCAGGACACTCATTCAAAAAAGGAGATAAATTTAAACCTGTAGGTTTAGTAACTGCTGCTCATTTATCAGCACCAATACAAGAATTTGAATTAGAGGTATTGGAAATATTCAATGACAAGTTCTCTGCTTGGCAGTTTGGTGAAATTGATGCGATTGATAGTATTAAAATACTACAAGATGGTATAAGAACAAGATTCCCATTATTCTTTAATGGCGAACTATTAAGTTTTGAAAAAGTATTAACCGATCCTCGTTCTGCTTTAATAGACTTAGATGCTGTATTACTTATTTTTATAAATGGTGTATTACAGAAACCTGGCGAAGCATATCAATTCCAAGGTGGAACAACATTTACGTTCACAGAACCACCTAGCGGTGAATCAGGTCCTGGTCTTAATGATAATGATAAAGTAGATATTTACTTCTATAAAGGAATTGACGGAATAGATGTTCAACTTGAAAATGTCTCTGAGACAATAAAAGTAGGTGATGATTTAAGAGTTTTTGCAAATCAAAACTTACTTGGAATAACTACATCACAACAAAGTGAAAGAATAGTAAAAGAAATTCTTAACACAGACATACTTGATACTGACATTTATACAGGACTTGGCATTGATGAAATAAATGAAAAACCAGTAAGATGGACTAAGCAAAAAACTGATTTTATAATTAATGGTGAAGTAATTAATAAATCTAGATCTATATTAGAACCTCAAATTTATCCTACATCAAAAATAATTGGTGATTTATCTGTTATATCTGGAAAAGGAACTGGTACAAATGACGGAATATTCGTTGATGATGCTGTTTCATTATTCTATGAGAATAAGTATTCTGGAATTACAGTTGACTCTGTTGATGCTTTAATTACTTCAGGTGAGGTAAATGAGGGTGCAACTGTAACTGCTAATATAACCTCTGGATCTTTGACTGGATTTACAATCACAAATGCTGGATCTGGATATGAAGATGGTACATTTGATTTAAACATAACTGAACCATTAGGTGCTGGTCTTACAACTGCTGATAGTCTTGGTATAAGCACAGCAACTGCAACAGCAACCTTTAGTGGAGGTTCACTTGTAAGTACAAATGTAACTGATGCAGGATCTGGATTTATCGATCCACCTACAGCGATAATTCCATTACCTAAATTTAAAACAGAAAAAGTTACTGGATTATCTAATTTCCAAGGTTATACTGGAATTATAACTGGTATTACTCAAACTACTAGAAGTGGTGGAGGTCCAGCACTTAGATTTGATTATCATGCAGTTGTTAAAAATAGTGATGGTCAATTAATAAATGCTACAGCAAATACATTACAAGTAGGGTATCCAATTCTAATTACTGATACAAAAGTAGGAAATGGACTTACATCAGTAGAACCTGGTAATTCATCAGTCGTTGGCATTGGAACAACTTTCCTCGATAATGTTTATGTTGTTCATTCTATAACAACTAATGGTTCAAAAGGAACTATAATATGTCACGTACATACTAATAGTGCTGGTTCTATCAGTGGTATCAGCACTCAAGGACTATACGAAGGCGTTACTGGTACTGCAGTTCCTATAGGCAAATTAAGTTGGGGTAGACTGTATGGTAATGATGTTGCACGTTCAAATAACCCAATTTCCATTGGTGTTACTGGTTTGACTGTAAATTCTGGACTTACAACTTTCCCAACGATACAAAGAAAGAGTTATGATAATCTTGGAGAAAGAGGTCATAGAAATAGTGGTTCAATAAGAGCTATTATAGCTTGATGCAGAAACCACTATAAATAGAAAGAAAAGTATAGATACGATGTCAGCAATTGTTACTGATCAATTTAGAATTTTAAATGCAAATAATTTTGTAGCGTCAGTAGAAGATACAAATAATTCATATTATGTGTTTTTGGGATTAGCGAATCCTACTGGTGCAGAAACTTTAGTGGGATTTGGTAGATCAAGTGATTGGAATACAGCCACCCCCGCACCAACGGATAGTTTTGCCTATCAAAGGCATAGTAGTGATACAATGATGTTCGGTAAAAAAGTATCATCTGCTAATATTAGAAGACTTATTAGAAGAGTAGATTGGGTATCTGGTAATAGATATGAGATTTATAGGGATGATTATAGTCCTAAGAATCAAAGTCCTTTAACAAAATCTAATAGATTATATGATGCAAATTATTATGTAATGAACTCCGATTTCAAAGTTTATATTTGTATTGACAATGGTTCTTCAGGTATTAATCCATTAGGTAATGTATCACAAGATGAACCAACATTTACCGATCTTGAACCATCAAAAGCAGGTAATAGTGGTGATGGGTATAAATGGAAATACTTATTTACAGTATCTCCTAGTGATATTATTAAATTTGATTCAACAGAGTTTATTACTGTACCAAATGATTGGTCATCATCTACTGATTCTCAAATTAGAACAGTAAGAGAAAATGGAAACTCTAATGTAAATTTAAATCAAATAAAACACGTTTACATTGAAAATGGTGGTACAAACTATGCAAATGATTTATCTCAAGAGGTAAATATAGTTGGTGATGGAACAGGTGCAAAAGCGAGAGTAGATGTTGTTGGTGGAACTATCACGAATGTAACTGTAAGTTCTGGTGGAAAAGGTTATACTTATGGTATTGTTGATTTAGCGGGTTTGGATTCAAATGTTCCATCAAATGGAAAAGCAAAGTTAATACCTATAATACCTCCTGCAAGAGGTCATGGGGATGATATTTACACTGAGTTAGGGACTGATAAGGTTATAATTTATTCTCGTTTTGACGATTCTACCAAAGATTTTCCTAGTGATACTACATTTGCACAAGTTGGTATTGTCAAAAATCCAACTAAATCTGGAACTGATACAGTTTATAGCGATGATACATTCTCATCACTACAGGCAGTAAAGTTTGAAAGTGTGACAGGAACTCCACAAGTTGGTGAAAAAATAACACAATTATTAACCGTGAGTCCAAATGCAGGAAAAATTGCTAAAGGATTTGTTGCATCTTATGACAAGGATACTAAAGTTTTAAAATACTTTAGAGATAGATCACTTTATTTCAATAATACAACATATGACCAAACAGATTATGTTGGAATTACCACATCAGGTGTTATATATCAATTTGAAAGTGCAAGTCAGGATAACGATATAAAAGGAACTACTTCTGGATTCTCAGGTGGTATTATGAATTCATTTTCAGGAATAACTACTAATCCAACTGGAAATAAATTAATAAATCTTGGAACAAGATTTCAGGCAGGGTTATCTGATTCTGAGATAAATAAAGGGTCGGGACAAATAATTTATCTAGATAATAGACCAGAAATTGTGAGGAGCACTCGACAAAAAGAGGACATTAAAATCATACTAGAGTTCTAAAATGCCACAAAAGACAAATTTAAATATAAGTCCTTATTATGACGACTTTGATAAGGCGAAAAATTTTTATAAAGTTCTTTTCAAACCTGGAAGTCCAGTACAGGCAAGAGAATTAACTGGTTTACAATCAATATTACAAAATCAGGTTGAATCATTTGGAAAACATGTTTTCAAAGAAGGTTCGATGGTCATACCAGGTGGCATTGAGTATGATACATCTTATTTTTCTTGTAAAATTAATCCAAATCATCTCGGTTTAGATGTTTCAATATACTTAGATAGTTTAATTGCAAAAAATAATGGTAAAGGTGTAAGAGTAAGAGGTCAAAATTCTGGTATTGTTGCAACTATAAAAAATTATGTTCTACCACCAAACGAAGGTGTTACTGAACCAACTATTTTTGTAAAATATAATGAGTCTGGAACTGATACTTTAAGCACACTTTTCCCAGACGGTGAGGTTTTAATTTTAGAGGAGAGTGTAACCTATGGAAATACTACTTTAAACGCTGGTGAAACCATATTAACTCTATCTCTAGAAAATGCTTCCACAACTGGTTCTGCTTTTGGAGTGAATGAGGGTGTATACTTTATTCGTGGAACTTTTGTTGATGTGTCAACATCTTTGATAATATTAGACCCATATAACAATAATCCATCATATAGAGTTGGATTTGATATAATTGAAGAAGTCGTAAATGCTAATGATGATTCATCTCTATTTGATAATGCAAAGGGATTTACAAATTTTGCTGCACCAGGTGCTGATAGATTTAAAATAACACTCAAATTAGCTAAAAAATCTATAAATGATTTTAATGATACTTCCTTCGTTGAATTATTCAAGGTTGATCAAGGTGTAACTAAGAAGTTACAAGATGATTCAGTATACTCGCAGATTAAAAAATATTTTGCTAAAAGAACTTTTGATGAGTCTGGAAACTATGCAGTTGAACCATTTCGTGTTAATTTACAAAATTCATTAAATGATGAAATTGAATCAAATGGATTATATAATGAAGATCAGTTAACTGATGATGGTAATAAACCCTCTGAGGACACTATGTGTGTCAAATTATCACCAGGTAAAGCATATGTGAAGGGATATGATGTATATTTAAATGGCACAACTGTTATAGATGTTGATAAACCAAGAGATGTTAAAGAGGTGCCCTCTGCATCTGTACCATTTAGTATGGGTAGTTTACTTCGAGTAAATAATGTTCAGGGAACACCATATATTAATTTGGGTGGAAATAATACAAACATAATTGGACTTTATAATCAAAGGAGAAGTGGTTCAACATCTTTACCTACTGGATTAAAAATAGGAGAGGCAAGAGTATATTCTTTTGGAGTTTCAGATTCAGCATATGAAAATGCTTCATCTGAATTTGATTTACATTTATATGATATTCAAACATATACTACTCTTAAAATAACAAATTTAGTAGGTTCACAACCTAAAGGCACTAGAGTTAGAGGATTATCTAGCGGTGCCATAGGTTATCTGGCAGAAATTTCTGGAACAAGTGCATCAGATGAAATTAATGTATCTGAGACTACTGGTACATTCATTGTTGGAGAGCAATTAATTTACAATGAAAAAACTACAGATACAAAATCTTCAGTTGTTAAGATAAATGCATATAATGTATTTGATATTAAATCTGTTTTCCAAGATATTAGTACGATAAGTGGTAGTGGTCTAGTATCTGATTTTATAGCAGATTCAGTTCTTTATGATCGTGTATTGCCAGGTTTTTCACCATCAGATCAATTATCAGTCACTGCAACAGGTGGTGCCACTAATACTGCCACTGTAGCAGGTCGTAATTTTGCAGGTAAAGTAGGACTTACTACAGATTCAGTTATATCTTATAATTCAAATGATTTTACGGATCCTGTTTATAATCGTGTAACAGATATAACTAACAGTGGAAAAACACTTACATTAGTCGAAGTCCCTGATGTTACTGATGTTAATGAGGGAGATACTATAACTAGTGGCACAACTTCAGGTGCTTTTAGAGTTAGAGTTCCTTTAATATCAAATATTGATGATGCTGGATTATATACTAGATTACCTAGAAGAAATATTTCAAATTTAAATTCTTCTAATTCTAATTTAATAATCACTACTCAAATTACAGGTAAAACTTCAAGTGGTAATACACTATCATTAACAAGTCAGGATGCTTTAGATGCAAGTGCAGGTATTACAAGTGCATTTTTTGAACCATTTGATGCTGAAAAATATACAATAACATATAATAATGGATTAATCGAACCTCTATCAGCAGACAAGGTGAGTATCACAAATAATGGTAATGATATTATATTTACAGGATTGGAATTCAACCTTCCTTGCACAGTAAATGTAACACTTAAAAAAGTTGGTGTTACAAGCAAATCAAAGAATTATATTAGAAGTAAGCAATTAGAAATTACAAGAACGACGGGTGCATCAGCAGATTCTAGTTTAACAAAGAGTGATTCATATGGATTGAGAATTGAAGATGAAGAGATTTCACTAAATGTGCCAGATGTAAATAAAATAATTGGAATTTATGAATCAAAAAGTACATCTAAACCAGTTTATGATAAATTAAAATTTGTATCTGGACTGGATTTAGATACTGTGTCAGTTGTTGGAGAAAAAATAATTGGTCAAGAAAGTAGAGCAGTAGGTCAAATTGTAGAAAGAACCGCAACTGATGTAAGTTTTGTTTACTTAAATGCAAATAGATTCACTGTTGGTGAAAGTATTAAATTTAATGAATCATCTATAATTTCAACTGTTTTTGAAGTGGTGAACGGAAACTATGTCGATAGAACTGATAACTACCTATTAGATAAAGGACATACTAAACAAATATCTGATTATTCAAGAATTGTACGAAAAGAAACTTCTGCTATTCCTGCAAAACGATTATTGGTTATATTTGACCAGTATGAAGTACCATCAGGAAATAAAGGTGATTTATTTACAGTAAATTCATTCACCTCTGATAGATATTCAAAAGATATAGCATACGTAACAGGAGATAGAGCAACTGATATTTTAGATTCAAGACCAAGAGTAAAAGAATTTAATCCAGCAACAAGCGGTTCACCATTCTCTTTTGCTAATCGTGAATTTGAAGAAACTAATCCATTTGTAATTACACCAAATGAAAGTTCTATTCTTGGATATAGTTTCTATCTTCCACGTATTGATAGACTTGTTATTGATGAATATGAACAGGTAAAATTAATTAAAGGAGAATCAGCAGAATCTCCTGTTCCCCCAACTGAAGTTGGTAATGCAATGGAAATTGCTCAGATTACTTTGCCTCCATATTTGTATGATGTTGTTCAAGAACCTCAAATAAGAATGTTTGATAATCGTCGTTTTACGATGAGAGATATTGGTGCTTTAGAAAAAAGAATTGCAAATTTAGAAGAATTCACATCATTAAGTGCACTAGAATTAGATACAAAAACTCTAGAAGTTAAAGATGCTGATGGTCTCAACAGATTCAAAACAGGTTTTGTAGTTAACAATTTTAAAAATAGAAGTTTCATTGATTTCAGTAATGATGGAGGTTCTAGATGTGATGTTAATGTAGAAACTAGAGAATTGATAAGTGCAGTTGATTTCTGGTCTATGAGAGCAGAACTTGCACTAAATCCAAATATTGATCTTGCATCTGCTGATTTAAACTCTAATTTACAATTACTTGATACAAACTGCAAAAAAACAGGCGATTTAATAACTCTTGACTATACTGAGATTGATTGGATTAATCAACCACAAGCAACAAGAGTAGAAAATGTAAACCCATTTAATGTTATCACATTTGCAGGTGGAATTCTTTTAGATCCACCATCAGATAATTGGTCAAGAACCGTTTATTTGGATAATTATAGAGTTGAATCAACAGGTAATACTTGGGCTGAACAAGCAAATGTTATTAATACAACAGTTGTAAATGAAGATATAAACAACGTACAAAAAGTTACTGATCAGTATCCTTGGTTAAGAGTTGATACTGTACAAGTAAATAAACAAACATTAAAAGATGAAAGACAATTTACTAATTATTTGGTAGGTGAAGCAGAGGAAAGAGATTACGTAGAAAGTGCAAAAATTGATAGTAAAGTAGATCCTTATATGAGATCTCGAAATGTATATTTTTCAGCAAATGGTCTTAAACCATCTACAAAACATTTTCATTATCTTGATAGTCAATCACCTGATATCGTTCCAAAATTAATTGAAATTGAAATGATTTCTGGTTCATTTTCTGTCTTTGAAGATGCAAGAATTGAATTAGTCAGTTTAGGTGATGACCCACAAATAGGATATGTTAGAATACAGAAACCAAATCATAAATTTGGTGATACTTCAAGACCAGATGTTGGTGCTGGATTAGGATCTCCCTCTGTATTAGTTGAAGAATATACTGTTGATCCTTATGATTCTTCAAGACCTGCACCCTCAAATACATATTCTGCAACATCAAAATTACTTAATATTGATGTAAGTTCATTGGCAACTGAAGAAAAATACTTCGGGTATGCAGTAAAAGGTGCAATGGTAATTGGTGAAACCAGTGGTGCGGTTGCAAAAATTACTAGTATAGATTTAGTATCCGACAACTGGGGAGATATAATTGGTTCATTCTTCTTTAGAGATGCAAATAAAACTCCTAGACCACCAAAAACATTTAGATCTGGTGCAAAAACTTTTAGAGTAACTGCTGCTGCCGAGGGTGCAATACAATTAACAGGTTCTACATCACTCGCTAGTGACGCTTCAGGAGTGTTTACAGGCACTGGGGTTATCATTACACAAACTAATAATAATGTGCAGATTAGGAACCCTGCAGCACCCCCACAGAGAGCTAATTCATTTACTGAAAGAATAAACGTAAAAGAAACTATTATAGATACAAAATTTGTTAAAGCACCTCATAGAGACCCATTAGCTCAATCATTTAGAGTTGATGAAACAGGAGCGTTCTTAACTTCATTTGATGTATACTTTGCTTCTAAGGATCCAAATGCTAAAGTATTTGTAGAACTTAGACATATGGAACTTGGTACACCAACAGAATTCCTTGTTCAAAATTATACTCAAGTAGCTTTAAATCCAAATCAAGTTAACGTATCTGATGATGCGTCAGTTCCAACTACAATTAGTTTCCCATCTCCTGTTTATTTGGAACCAGATAAAGAATATGCAATTGTATTCTTATCACCTGCATCAGACTTGTATGAAATGTGGGTGGCTCGTATGGGTGAAAGAACAGTGAGACCGACTACTCTTCCTGATGTAGAAGATGTTGTAGTATCAAAACAGTACATAGGTGGTAGTTTATTTAAATCTCAAAATGGAACAATATGGACACCAAGTCAATATGAAGATTTAACGTTCAAGTTACGTAAAGCATCTTTTGTGGAATCTGGAACTACTACATTCTATAATACACCAATTAATCCAGGTAATTTAAATTGTCAAAAACTATCTACTAATCCTATTCGTTCTCTACCAAGAAAACTCAAAATTGGTATTTCAGGAAATGACTGTATTGATGCGAATCTAGGTATTGGTGATAAGATTACAATGGCTGATGCAACCAACAGTATAGTAGATGGAGTCAATTCTAATGATGATAATTCTATAACAGGTATTATTGAAGGTCAAGGTTCATCTATTAGTTCATCTACTTCAACATCAATTGTTTCACGAGGTTCTGGTTATCCTGTAACTGGAGCTCCTATTGCAGATGTTCCTCTCAAATCTTTGACAGGAAGTGGTACTGGAGCAGTTGCTTCTATAACAGTTGCTACGATTAATGGTGTTGCTGGAGCAATAAATGCAATTACTCTCTCTACTCTTGGAACTGGGTATCAAGTTGGAGATGTATTGACTATTGATAACGCTAATGATTCTGATATTACAAGTGGTGCTGGATTTAAGTGTACGGTATCAGCTATCAACACTCAATTTGATACATTATTCCTAACTAATGTTCAAGGTTCACAATTTACTACTAATAGAAAACTTGTAAAATATACAAATGGTAATACAACACCGAAGAGTTTGATAACAAATTCTCAAGTTTTATCTTCAACAGTGAATGGTGAAGTATTTACTGGTGATGTATTTGAGGTTTCTCAATTTAATCACGCACATCATGGTGCTAATAATAAGGTATTGGTTAAAAATGTGAAACCAGACACCTTAAAAGTTCAAACAACATCGACAATAGCATCTGATGCGACAGAGGTTGAAATTGTTGATTCAACTCCATTTACTTCATTCAATGGCATAACCACAACAACTGGTTCAGCATTAATAGGTAGCGAACTTGTAACATATTCAATTCCCGCTGGAGTATCAGGTAAATTAAACATAGTTAGAGGTCAGTTTAATACTACACCAACATCTCATGATGCAGGTACTGATATTCAAACATATGAATCTGGAGGTATCTCTCTTACAGGTATCAATACTTCGTTTGATATTACAACATTTGATGACGGAATAGACAAATACTACTTAAAAGTTGATGTTTTAGGTTTAGATGCAAACAGAACAGGTGACAAACTAATTTGTTTCACTGATGAAAAAGCATTTGGTGGAAAGAATGTTCAAATATCACAGAATCATCAGTTTAGTACAATCAATCCTCAATTTAATGTAATTACACCTGGTAAATCTACAAATGTAAATTCTAGTTTGAGAACAGTCAGTGGCACAAGTTCTGGAGGCAGTGAAGTATCGTTTATAGATCAAGGATTTGAACCAGTAACGTTAAATCGAACTGCATTCTTACCAACTCCTAGATTAGTCTCATCTGTAATAAATGAAACAGAGAGATTGACTACTTTACCAAAAAATAAATCGTTGACATTAAATGTGAATATGTCATCGTCCGATTCTAATCTATCACCAGTTTTGGATGTTAAAAATGCAACCTTTATCTTAGGTAGAAATAAAATTAATGATCCAGTTGGTGTTGAAAATTATGCAAATGACGAAAAAACCAAAGCGTTGAGAGGTGATCCACACGGTTCAGTATTCATATCTGAACTTGTAACATTAAAAAATCCTGCTACATCTCTTAAGGTATTAGTTGCAGCAAGTAGACAACCAGAGGCAGACTTTAGAGTTTACTATCGTTTATTCAGTTTTGATTCAAGTGGAATATCTCAAACTTATAGACCATTTCCAGGTTACAAAAATATGACTGATACCACTGGTGATGGATTTGGAGATCAAATCATTGATAGTTCTATGAATGATGGTAGACCAGATGCTTTTGTTCCTGCAGATAATATAGGTGAATTTACTGAGTATCAATTCTCAGTAGATGATTTAGAAGAATTTAATGGATTTAAAATTAAAATTGTAATGTCATCTACTAATGAATCTGTTCCAATAAAATTAAAAGACTTTAGAACAATCGCATTAGCATAATGAAAACTTTTCAAATTTTTATGGAACAGTTAGTTCCCCGAAAAACAAAATATTTGAGAGATATAAAGGGGAAAAAAGTTATGGGTGCTCCTTTGGATTTACGCTCTGTTGATCAAAAGGAGTTTAATGTGAAATATCAAGCAGATGGATTGATTGGAAAGAAAAAAACTGATACAGGATTAGCATGATACCAGTTGAAGGACATAAAAACTTATTTCGTGATGAAAGAACAGGTGCTATTATAAACTGTGATAATAACGCATATAAAAATTATCTTGAAGATAAAAAGAGAAATAGTATTAAGAAAGCAGAATTTGATGCTATGAAAGATGAGATTAAGGAGCTTAAATCTTTGTTAAAGGAACTTGCTTCAAAGATAACGTCATAGTAAATATAAATACTTTTTAGATCTGAATACTTATTTTTTTAGATGGCAGATATAAAAGTCAGAGTAGGACAACAAGGTGCCACAAAAGTGATCTCATCACTGGCGGGTGCTCAAACCCTATCTTTAGCAGAATTGAGTGATGTGAACATACCAGGCTCCTTACAGAATGGTATGGTACTTGTTTTTAATGGTGCTACAAATAAATTTGATGCGACTTTAGAATTAACGCCAGGTGCAGCACAGAATTTAGACATCAACGGAGGAAATTTCTGAAATGGCTAGTATAATTAGAATCAAACGATCATCAGGTACGGCCAAACCTGCTAGTTTGAATTGGGGTGAAATGGCGTATGTTACTGGTATCGGTAGCTACGGTGGTACAAACCAGTATAAAGACAGGATATTTTTAGGAGATGATGGTACAAACGTCAATCCAGTCGCTGGTCATTATTATACTTCAATGATGGAACACACACCTGGTGAATTAGCAGGTGTATCGAACTCCAGAAATAGTGATGGTGGTATCGTTGCTGTTGTTGATAGTGATAGAAAAATAGATGTATGGAATGTAGATAATTTAACTTTAGATTCAAATACGCTATCCTCAAGTGATACTGATGGCGATATAATTATTAATCCAAATGGTTCAGGTGATGTAATGATACCTGATGATACCAAACTTGGATTTGGTGGTGGTGTAAATGGAACTGCTGCTCCTGATTCTACGATTGAATATGATGAGAATGGAGATGATCAATTAAAATTTGCTGGAGCAGATGTAAAATTTGATACAGGTAGAGTAATTGTTGGTGGTCAATTAGTTGTTGCTGGAAGTAATGCTACTCTTGGAGAAGTTCAAATTAGTAGTAACAGTATTCAAACTTTGGGTAGCACTACTAAATTATTCATTGATCCATTCCCAGATGGATTGAGTAATGAAGGTGATGTTATCATTAAAGGTAACTTACAAGTTGATGGTACAACCACAACAGTTAACTCGACACAGGCAACTGTAAATGATCCTATTTTATCAGTTGGTGATGCTACAAGTTCAAGAACTGTTATGCAAACTGTGAATGCTGGTGCATCTACAGTTGTAGTTGATTCAGTTATAGGAATTAATGTTAATGATACTTTACAGCATGCAAGTCTATCGCTAAGTGGTATTACAACAGTCACGAATGTTAATGCAGGTTCTAAGACATTAACATTCCAAGGTGTCACTCTTGCAGGTATTGCTACAGGTCAGCAACTTACAGTTACTCACGCAATCGATACTAACACTGACCGTGGATTAAGTTTCACATATAATGTTGGTGTTGGAACCGCAAATTCAAAAGAGGGTTTCTTTGGATTTGATGATAATTCAATTGCATCAAGCACTGCTGGTACTGGAAACCATGACACACATGGTGATGACAGTAGAAGATGGACATACGTACCTGATGCAACTATATCAAATAGTGTCGTCTCTGGTACAAAAGGTTTCCTTGATATTAAAGGTATTTACTATCAGTCTGGAGACTTTAATTCTGGAGGTGTTGTTTGGTTTGATAGTGAAGGACTACAAAGATCTACTAACAATCCTCAATCACCAGTTGTAACATCAAAACAGGTATTAACAGCAATAACTAAAAATACACTTGCTCTTAACGCTGCTATCACCGCAGCTGCAGGTGATATAATTAAACAAGATACCACAGGTGCATTCGGTATTGTCGAGAGTGGCGTTACTGGTTCTGCTTCAGTAAATCTAATCGGTGTTGAAGGAACATTCAATACTTCCAACAATTTACGTAAAGAAGGAAACAATGGTGCCATAGCAAACTTGTCATCTGTACCTAATACTGTTACAGTGGTATATACAAATAAACCACATTGGACTTCAACCCTAGACGGGGGAACTTTTTAAAAAATGCAACAAAACAATGAAGTGGACGTTAATGTACTCGTCAACTTATATAATTCAAAATTATCATCAGCATTAAATCAAAACGTATTATTAGAGGCAAAATTACAAACTCTAAAAAACGATTTTGAGAAGGAAAGGCAAGAACTTCTTGCAGAAATAGCAAACCTCAAAGGTGAATAATGGCTAAACCATCAACTAGACAAGGATTAATCGACTATTGTTTTCGTAAACTGGGTGCACCAGTATTGGAAATAAATGTTGATGATGATCAGGTTGACGATTTAGTTGACGATACAATTCAGTACTATAATGAGCGTCATTATAATGGTATTGAGAGAATGTTTCTTAAGTATAAAATTACTCAAGAGGATATTGATAGAGGCACAGGAAAAGGAACAGATGGTGTAGGAATTGTCACTAGCACTGGAACACAAAATGTAAGTGGATATGGTGCAGTTACAAGTAATTTTTATGAAACTTCTAATTTTATATCAGTCCCAGACCATGTAATCGGTGTCAACAAAATATTTAAATTTGATTCAAGTTCCATTTCAGGTGGAATGTTCAGTATTAAATATCAGTTATTCTTAAATGACCTATATTACTTCAATTCAGTGAATTTGTTGCAATATGCAATGACAAAAACTTACCTTGAAGATATTGATCACTTATTAACGACTGAAAAGCAGATAAGATTTAATCAAAGACAGGATAGATTATATTTGGATATTGATTGGGGAGCACAACAAGTAGAAGATTTTATTGTTATAGATTGTTTCCGTGCTCTTGATCCAGATACTTTTACTCAAGTTTATAATGATCCATTCGTAAAATTATATTTGACAGCATTAATAAAAAGACAGTGGGGTCAAAATTTAATTAAGTTTAGGGGAACTAAATTACCAGGTGGTATAGAATTAAATGGTAGAGAGATATATGATGATGCAATAAGAGACTTAGACTCGATTAAACAAAGAATGCAGGAATATGAAACTCCTCCTCTTGATTTTATTGGGTAATGTATAATGGCAAGAAACTCTTACTTTTTACAAGGTTCCGAATCTGAACAAAGATTAGTTCAGGATCTTATAAATGAGCAACTAAAAATATATGGATTAGATATTACATATATTCCCCGTAAGTTTGTAAATACACAATCAATCATAGAAGAAGTTCAATCGTCAAAATTTGATGATAATTTTGTATTAGAAGCATATGTAAATTCATACGATGGATATTCAGGTGCAGGTGATGTATTAACAAAATTTGGAATGAGTCTAAGAGATGAAGTAGAGTTAACTATTTCAAAAGAAAGATTTGAAGATTTTATATCACCTTTTATGTCAGCATCTGATAATATAGATTTGGCATCAAGACCAAGAGAAGGAGACTTAGTATTTTTCCCACTTGGTCAAAGATTATTTGAAGTTAAATTTGTAGAACACGAAGAACCTTTCTACCAATTAGGCAAAAATTACGTTTACAAACTTAAGTGTGAGTTATTTGAATATGAGAACGAAGTTATCGACACTTCAATTGATGCTATTGACACTCAGGTTCAAGAAGAAGGATATATTTCTACACTTCAATTAGTGGGTGTTGGTCGCACTGCAACAGCAACAGTATCTCTTGGAACAGGATATATTCGTGAGATATTCTTAAATAATGATGGCTCAGGATTTACAGGGACACCTGTAGTTTCAATTAGCACCTCTCCGAGTGGTTTAGCAGGAGATAATGCAACTGCAGTTGCTTTTACAACAGAGAGAGCAGGTGTTAGATCAATAGAAAAAATTCTTATGACAAATACTGGTGCAAATTATAATACTCCACCTATTATCACAATTACTGGAGGTGGTGGTACAGGTGCTGCAGCAACTTGTTCAATTGAAACTTCGGCACAAGGTGTTTTAAGATTTACTATGACTGATAATGGTGTTGGTTTTGGAACAGTACCAACAGTTACAGTATCTAATCCTGCAGGTGGAACTGCTGCAGATAAGGCGGTTGGTATTGCTTCTATGGGTGTTGATAGTGGAGGATTTAATGAGATTAAATCAATATTTGTACAGAATGCAGGAAAAGGATATACACTTCAACCCACAGTTACAATATCTGACCCAGAAACAATCAATGGTGCTGGCAACTTTGAATTCAATGAAGTTGTTCAGGGGATGCGTTCAGGAACTCAAGCAAGAGTCAAAAATTGGGATGCTGATACAAACGTACTTTCTATTGCAAACGTTAGTATTGGAGGAACAATTACAGGATTCTTTGCTGGTGAAGATGTAAAAGGACTTTCTTCAGGAGCATTATACAGTGTCTCAAGATTTAATGAGGATGATACCACCGATAAATATAATGAAGGTGACATATTTGAGACAGAAGCAGATGCTATTGTCGATTTCACGGAATCTAATCCATTTGGTACATTTTAATGTTAGGAAATTACTTTTATCACGAAATAATTAGAAAGACAGTTATCGCATTTGGTACATTGTTTAATGATATTCATGTGAGACATCAAGACCAAGCAGGTAATGATATATCTGATATAAAAGTTCCCGTAGCATATGGTCCTAGACAAAAGTTTTTAGCAAGAATTACACAACAAGCAGAATTAAATAAAGCAACTCAAATTACATTACCAAGAATGTCTTTTGAGATTACAAATATTTCATATGATGCAACTCGTAAGGCAGGTATAACTCAAACATTTAAGGCAGCAGATAGTAGTGACGGTGGTAAAATGAAAAAGGTTTTTATGCCTGTACCTTACAATTTGAGTTTTGAATTAAATATCTTAGTTAAATTGCAAGATGATGGACTACAAATTTTAGAACAGATATTACCTTTCTTTCAACCAGCATTTACAATGTCAATTGATTTGGTCAAATCAATAGGTGAAAAAAGAGATATACCTATGATATTAAACTCAATTAGTCAGCAAGATGATTATGAAGGGGATTTTTCAACAAGAAGAGCATTAATATACACACTCTCATTCACAGCAAAGACCTTTATGTTTGGTCATATTGCAAAAACTCCAGAGGGACTTATTCGCAAAGTTCAGGTCGATTACTACTCAGATACAAATACAAGAACAGCAAAGAGAGAACAAAGATATACTGTGGTTCCTAAACCTACAAAGGATTATAATGAAGATAATGTTATAGATACTAATGATACACCATTTATTGAACCAGGTGATGATTTTGGATTTACTGAAACAAGTTCATTCTTTGGTGATGGTAAAGATTTTGCACCTAATAGAGGAGTAGATATCTAATGAAAGATTCTTATGACTCATTAAATGATACTTTCAATACAGATTCTGTTGAAGTAAATGCGATTACTAAAAATGATAAAGCAAAAAGTAACATACAGAAACTCACTGATGATGTTAGTAAGGATTATGATTATACTCGTGGTAATCTCTATTCTTTAATCGAGAAGGGTCAAGAGGCAATAAATGGTATTATGGAAGTTGCAGGAGAAACTGCAAGTCCAAGAGCATATGAAGTTGCAGGTCAATTAATCAAGTCTGTTGCAGATACGACTGATAAATTAGCAGATTTGCATAAAAAAATAAAAGAAATAGATGAAGATAAAGCAAAACCACAGAGCAACGTTACCAATAATGCTTTATTTGTAGGTTCAACAAGTGAACTTTCAAAAATGTTAAAAGATGGAATACTAAATAATAATAGCTCTGAATAGTCTGTAGATGGGAAAGACTTCCTGTAAAAAAGGACAATACTATTGTAACACTGATAAAAAGTGTAAACCTATCCCTGATGGATATAAAGTTCGTGAAGATGGATTTTTAGTCTCAGAGGGATCGAATCCTCGTATCCCAAGAAAAGCAGGACAACCTGCAAAATCTAAAAAACATTCTGATTTGTATACTGATGAAGATCCTAAAGGAACTATTCATGGACTTGGTTTTAAGGATGTCGCAACAGCGAAAGCGAGTGTGG